GCTTCTAATCAGTCACGTTGTGGATTCTAACCACCAGCCACCTTGCCAAAGGGTGGGTACTAGGCCATCGCAGCCCTGCTCACACTCGTGAGCTCTTTATACACCGTTCGCACACGGCGGCACACGCTTCATCATCCGTCCCATCTCGGTCCGCACTAAGCCGACCCACAGAAATCAGGAGGGCGACATCGTTAGGATTCTGTGATACCCTAACGCCCTTAAATCCCTTCTAAGGAAGATGAACCCCATGCACGGGGCATAATTTAACCACTATCCAGGCGGAGTCATGAACTCACTTTTGGGGCCCTTCCCCCGCCGGAGGGGGGACACGGATACATGCATGTGCACAGTGACAGCTTGGTTAGTATTTTCGTATTTATTGCTGTATGTGCTGTTTATGGTATGTAATTGTCTAGAAGTTCCACGGCGAAACCAATAACCGTGCAGTCAGGGCAGTGCCCGTCCACGTCCATGATGGAAGTGTGAGCGATACCGGGGCTGACGGATCCGTGACAGTGAAAGCAGCTGTATAAAACCCATTACCCACAGCTGGTGTACCACCGGACAACACCGTCCGGTAATAAGCGCCACCAGACACAGGGTCCGCGTAAGCTACCACCGCATTAACATACGACGTTGAACCAGACAGGTCGATCGCTGTAAAGGTCGTGCTGGCTTGGACTTGGTACGTAAACAAGTACGAACCGACCATGCCTGGACCAAAAGTGATCGTCTGGTTGCTGACCGACGTAACGGTGATATCTCCCTGAGTGGAGTAAGTTGTCGGGAATGGGTTGACTGAGGTGGGCGTTGTGAAGTACGCACACAATGTAGGTGCTGTACTCGTAACATTGCTGTCTACGATAGGCTTCTTCAGCTCAATTTCATAAGACGCCCATAAATCTCCAACCACATTCGTTGACTGCATGCCTGAGGTCGCGACATAGGTCACACCGAGGTCATACAACAGCTGGTTGTCACTGGTAGGGATCGTCCCTGTCCTGACATACTGGATATTAAATGGATTCTCTTTCGGATCACATTCGATGGGGTGGCAGAACGGGTCTGCTGGCACACTCTCTGTGGCCCAGTACTCGTTCATCATTACAGCCTTGCTCGTTGGCGCGCTGTCGTTAGATCGGTAACTCGTCTGAATCATAACAGAACCGAGGGCCGAATTGGTCCCGCTCACTGCTGTACCACTCGTTGGCACATAGTGAAACACGAGACCTCTAATCTTGTACTCTTGAAAGCGTGCAGCTACGCCAGACAACCACGGAAATGCAACAGAGTTGCCCGGGTTGATCTGTAACGTCTTTTGCACGGTAAAAGCAGTACTGCCACTGACTGGTCCGATGTACTCCTTGTGTCGCACTACGATTGACTGCTCAGTCTTATGCATCATCGGGATGCCATTAGACGCTTTCTCAGTTATCGAATTGCGTGACACTGCGTAGTCACCGGAACCCAACCACTTCGACAGAGCAGCACCGGCCCCAGTTCCAAAACTGGAGCCCGCGCTTGGCATGCCGAAGATACCGCCTAGCGCGGTCCCACCGATCCCGCCGAGGGTGCGCAAAGCGCTCCCAAGGCGGGTGAGTTCCTGCACCTGTTTCTTCGCAGGTTGTTTCTTCTTCCGGACCAACATAGTTTTCTGTTTTCCGTTCTTCTTGACCATTGTCAAAGTCTCTTAAATGTCGTCTGATTGCGTAGTGTTTGTCGTCGTATTTGTATTCAATCATTACAGGTGCCTTAGGAATGCGGGCGGCCTAACCTCTGCCACCCCGTTCCCGTACAACGATTCATCCACTCCACCAATCTCAATCTTCTCATAGTACGCCTCCAGCGCTATTTGGTAATCGGGTGTTATGCCGGTCGCTCTGAAGAAGGACGCTCGTGCGTTGTCTGTGATCTCACTATCAACCTGATCAACGCCGTTGCATCT